TATCCGTTCATGCAGGCTTCTCTGGATGGGGAGCTGGTTGATCAGGACGGTCGGAAAGGGATTCTGGAGATTAAGACCACCAACATTCTGCAGTCTATGCAATATGAGAAATGGAAGGACCGGATCCCGGATAACTATTACATTCAGGTGCTGCATTATCTGCTTGTTACCGGATATGAGTTTGTTGTCCTCCGGGCACATTTACGGAGTAACTGGGGAACAGATGTCCGGACACAGGTGAAGCATTATTTTATTGAAAGAGCAGAAGTCCAGGCTGATCTGGATTATCTGCAGGAGGAAGAAATCAAGTTTTGGAAGTATGTGGAAAGCGGACGGAAACCGCCACTGATACTTCCAGAGATCTAAAAAAGAAGGAGGAGCGTATGGAATTACGGATCACAAATCCGCAGGAGAATTGGCTTACAGAGCAGATCCTGTGGAACAACGAGGAATTAAAGGCTGCGATTGCCGAGAAGGTAAAGGATTACAAGACGATTGCCTACACAGAAGATTCGCTCAAAGATATGAAAGCAGACCGGGCGGATCTGAACAAGTTAAAGAAAGCTTTTGAGGACGAACGGAAACGTGTCAAGAAGATCTGCATGGAGCCGTATACCAAGTTTGAGCAGCAGGTCAAGGAGATCACAGCACTGATCGATGAACCGATCGGACTGATTGACTCCCAGATCAAGGAGATCGATGAAAGCCGCAAAGCTGTAAAACGGGAAGAGATTGAGGAACTGTTTTTGACCGTCGGTTTCCAGAGTTTTGTGAAGCTGGACATGATCTGGGATGAAAAGTGGCTGAATGCAACGGTTACACTGCCGAAGATCGAAGAGCAGATGAAGAGCCGGATGTATCAGATCGGTACGGATGTGGTAACAATCAGCAAACTTCCGGAATTTAAGTTTGAAGCAATGGAAGTTTACCGTAAGACACTGGATATGAACCAGGCGATTCAGGAAGGACAGAGGCTTGCCGACATCCAGAAAAGAAAACTGGAAGCGGAACGCATGGAGGCAGAGCGGAAAGCAAGGGAAGCGGAAGAGGTAGCGAAGCAGCAGGCCGCAGCTGAACAAAAGGAAGAACCTGCAGCAGAGAAGGAAACAGCATCCGGATCTGTACCGGAAGCTCCGGCAGAGGAAACAGCTTCAATTCCGGAAGAAGAACCGGTATTCCAGCTTGACTTCCGTGTATGGGGAACCAGGGAGCAGATCATGGCGCTCAGTGAATATATGTTAAAGAATCAGATTCGATTCGGAAAGGTGGAATAAGACATGGCAGTAAATAACAGTCTGGCAAGACAGGATCAGTCAATGAAGTTATCTGTTTACCTGCAGAACGATGCAGTAAAGAAGCAGATTAATCAGGTCGTTGGTGGAAAGAATGGGACAAGGTTCATTTCCAGTATCGTAAGTGCGGTGCAGAGCACACCGGCATTACAGGAGTGTACAAGCCCTAGTATTGTAAACGCTGCATTACTCGGAGAAGCGCTGAATCTTTCACCGTCCCCGCAGCTTGGTCAGTTTTATATGGTCCCGTTCGATAATAAGAAGAAAGGCTGCAAGGAAGCACAGTTCCAGCTTGGATATAAAGGATATATTCAGCTGGCAATCCGTTCCGGTTACTACAAAAAGCTCAATGTGCTTGCAATCAAAGAAGGGGAGCTTGTCCGGTATGATCCTCTGGATGAAGAAGTGGAGGTTAATCTGATTGATGATGATATCCTCCGGGAGGAAGCTCCGACCATGGGATACTTCGCAATGTTCGAGTATGAGAATGGTTTCCGGAAGACCTTGTACTGGTCAAAAAAGAAGATGCTGGCACACGCAGAAAAATATTCCTTTGCATTTTATAAAAACGGTGGGGCAAGATCCCTGGAATTACTGGAACAGGGCAAGATTCCGGAAAAGGATATGTGGAAGTATTCTTCATTCTGGTTTAAGGATTTTGACGGAATGGCACTGAAAACCATGCTCCGTCAGCTGATCAGCAAATGGGGAATCATGAGTATTGATCTCCAGAATGCTATTGACAAGGATATGGCAGTGATCCATGAGGACGGAAAGACAGACTATGTGGATGCAGCGAAGGCGGAAGATGATGGAGTGGTATCCGATCAGGAGTTACAGGAGGTCCAGGAAGACCAGCCGGCAGCGTCAGGAACACAGCAGCCGGATCCGAAGGGTATTGAGGCATCATTTTTTGGATAGATTTATGACATCTCCTTAAAAATAATATATCACACGTAACCTAATAACAAGAAAGCAAGCCGGCATTATGCAGCATCTGTTGTGTAAGTGCCGGCAGAAAGGGCAAAAGGAAATGGCATCAGTAATGTTTACGGTTCCGGGAAAGCCGCAGGGAAAAGCCAGGGCGCGGACGTATTATAATGTATCGACAAAGAAGCACTGTTCCACTACGCCGGAGAACACGGTCCTGTATGAGAACTTCATCAAGGATCGGTATCTGCAGATGGCAAAGGGAGCGTTCCTGGAAAGAGAAAAGCCTGTGACGCTCCGGATCATTGCGAGGTATCTTCCACCAAAGAGCGTATCGAAGAAAAGGAAGCTTGATATGCTAGAGGGAAGAGAGCTGCCGCTGAAGAAACCGGATATGGACAATATTGTGAAGGTAGTAGCAGATGCACTGAACGGGGTTGCTTATCATGATGATACGCAGATCGCACTGGTTCAGGCAAAGAAATGTTATTCGGCGGTAGAGGGGCTGGATGTGACAGTTGAGGAGTATACCGGATAAAAAGGAAGGAAATGTAAGAAGTGGCAGGACGACCAAAACAAGGAATTGATTATTCCGGATGGTCGGTTGACATATTCGATGGTGATAAGAAAATAGACAAACTTCTCGATGCAAAAGGATGGAAGGGATTCGGGATCTACTTCTTTTTGTGTCAAAGGGCATATAAAGTAAATGGATATTTTTATGAATGGGGCTATGACGACTGTGCAACGACAGCAAGGCGGATGGGCGGCGGCATCAGTTCCGGTACAGTAAAAGAGACTGTGGATTACTGCCTGCAAGTGGATCTTTTTGATAAAGGGTTATTTGACAGGTGGGGGATCTTGACCAGTAGAGGTATCCAGCGTCGTTTTTGGGCGGTACTATCCGAGCGGCGGAGTAAAACAGTATATGGTGAGTATTGGCTTTTGAAACCCGAAGAATGCAAAGGTCTAGTTAAAGTCAGCTTATTTTCGGATGTGCAACCGACAAATGATGATGTGCAAGGGACAAATGAGGATTCGCTTTATAGAAAGGAAAGTAAAGTAAATAAAAAGGATATATATAAGGGCGCTTTCAGCGATTCTTCCCTTGAATCAGCTTTTCAGTTCTATCTCCTTGTCCGATCACAGAACTGGGGAGAGATCTCTGAAGAGCAAGTAAATGCTTTGAGAGAGGATTTATTATCATTGTCCTCTGATCTGGCTGAACAGAAAGCAATCCTGAATAAAGCTGCAGCTGGTGGATGGAAGAATTTATATCCTGTTCAAAGCAAGAGAAGGCCAAAAACAAAGAAGCAGCCAGAGAAACAGGGAAAGTTTAAGAATTTTGAAGAGCGTGAATATGAGGACATGACAGATCTTACAAGGAAGTTGATGCAGCGATGAAAAAGAAGAATGGGAAACGGAGTACGTTCCTGAGAACTGGAAGCAGGAAGAAACGGAAGATTATTAAGCGTGGGAAGTAGGAGGATTGATCATGCTGATATCTGGATGAATTCAAGGATGATGCAGCACTCCACGTTATTGTCGCAAATCCACAGGACAGAAAAATATATGTACCGTATGAGTTAAATATGATCTGTGATAAGGGACAGAAAGATCCGGTGTTATGTATTGAAGTTGGGCAACCTCAGGATATGGATGCAGAATTGGTAGAGGCAGCTATGGAAGATGAGAGGGCGGCACAGCCGGAACTTCCAAAACTCAAAAACAATGAGGAGAGAAAAGAGTTTCTGGCGAAATACAGGGAGTGGCCGGTATGGTTTGAAGTTCCGCAGGCAGAGGAAACCTATTATAGATATATTCTTCCAGATGGATCAACAATCGTTATCTGCGAGTATAAGCATTATAACGAGTGGTGGGAGAACAAATATGTTCCGGGAGAACCAGAAGGAACGCTGACTGTAGAGTATCTGCTTGAACTGGGATATAAGCATCTGCATAATTGCAAAACAAACCAGACTGCGTTGATCAGAAAGTTGATGGAGGTGCAAAGAAATGGGCAATAGATGGATTCCAACAACAGAACGTCTTCCGAATCAGCGGGAGTTCATAGAATCATATGTCAGAAGTGCATATGCAGCGGAGTTTCTGGTCTCGATCGAGGGAGCTGATAAGGCAACAACGCTGTATTATTCCCAGACAGGTGTCTGGTTCGATGAACAGGGAGAACCGTATAAGGTTGCGGCGTGGATGCCACTTCCGGAAAGGTATAAGGGATAAATGGAAGAGGATAAATACACAATGTATGCGGTAAAAAAGATTTGTATATGGATGATAACAGCTATAACCATTCTGATAGCAATGAAATGGACGGGATCAGCGTGGTGCTTATGGGCGTTTCTTATCCCGGCATTATTGGAATGACAAGGATAGAAGGTGATAATTTGCAGGAGAAACGAAGCAGAAAAGAACAGCGGCGGGACAGGCAGCAGCATTATGAAGAGTTGGAGAGCCGGCATGATGCAAAGGCGTTGGAGAGATTCCGAAGGCCAGCATACCAGAGTGTGAGCGTTGCGGAATATCTGGCAAGGAAGTATGACATTACAGCGGAGGTGGATACCATTGCAGACAGAAGAAAAAGAAATGACGGAAAATGAGAAAAAGAAAGAGTATCTGAGACAGTACAGGATCCATGTCCGGAGGATACATAGAATCAATGCGGAAATTGCAGAGTTACGATCTATGAAGATTTCCCCATCGATGAATAATGACGGGATGCCACACGGGAGCAGTCAGGGAGATCTGTCCGGTTATGCAGCAGAGCTTGACCGTATGGTATCGGAGCTGATAAAAGAACGATATGTACGGATGGTGGAATATCAGGAGATTGTACGGCAGATCAAAAGGCTGCGGAGCGAAAATGAGAAAGACGTGCTGTTTTACCGGTATATCCGTGGGATGGATTGGTGGGAGATTGCAGAGAAGATGAAGTTTTCAGAACGGCAGATCTATCGATTTCACGGGAAGGCACTGGTAAATTTTCGGCTTCCGGAAAAAGATGTCAGTGAATGTCAGTAGCATCTGTGGTATTATGATAACATCGAGAAGCGAAAGAAAAGAGCTTTTCGGATGTGACATTTTCACAATAAGTTCTCCGACGGTAAGTGTAGTAAAAGGGCGATCTGATGACAGGTCGTCTTTTTCGTTGCAAAATATTTAAAAATGGGGTAATATATATAAATATGCAAAAAAGTTTATTTTGTAAAAAATGCGAATGGAATTTTGCCAATATGTAGAATATAATAGCCTTAGAAAGGTGAGGAGTAATTATGTATAGTGCCATAGATGTAGCAAAGTATATTATTTTATTTTGCAAAGAAAATGGGTATTCTATCAGCAATTTAAAATTACAAAAATTATTGTATTTCGTACAAGCTCAATTTCTAATTACAACAGGAAAACCGGCTTTTTCAGAAGAGATTGAAGCATGGGATTTTGGTCCAGTAGTTCCGGAAGTATATCAGCACTTTAAAATGTGGGGAAGTTCTGAGCTACCAAGTGTTTTGGCTAGAAATGCAGAAAAAAAGATATATAAAAGAGACCAAGAAAATATGAACGAGATTTTGGAGGAATGTGCGCAATATTCAGCTTCATTTTTAGTGGATATTACACACAATCAAGATCCGTGGGCCGATGCTTATGAAAAATATTGCAATAATGTGATTACGAAAGAAAGTATTAAGGAGTATTTCAGAAATAATTAATGTTAAATTGGGACAAAGGCAAAGATGAACAAAAAAATTCTTCCGCAGATTATATCCAGAACATGAGCAAAGAAATGGATATAATCTGCGAAGAACTTTCAGAAGAAACAAAGACCTTTAAAGCAAAGGACTTTTTTGATAAGATACATAAATATATCATGAAAAATGATCGTCTTATATATACGCATATAACAAATTATATTTTCACGTTAACAGATATGAACTTTGGTATCTTGCAAACGAATATAGATAGCGTTGTGAGTTATATGTATAGTGATGAATATCAACAGGATTTTTCAAAATGGTTGGATGATAGGCAGAAAAAACGCGAATTAGAAAGAACACAAAGAACAGTATTAAAAATGTGGGACCATGTAAATCTTGCGAGAAGACAATATCTTATGTTTCATCAAAAAGATACTGATTATGAAAAAATTGTCGATGAAAAGATGGAGATTGTAGGAGCGAAAATATCAAAAGAAATGAATGTGCAGTTGATTTCTTTAGTTGCGATTTTTACAGCACTTTCTTTCCTTGTATTTGGAGGAATTAGTTCTTTAGACAATATTTTTGATGGAGCGAAAAATATTCCGATTTTAAAGTTGATTGTTGTTGGATCGGTATGGGGATTTTGTATAATGAATATGTTGTTTGTATTTATATACTTTATTTCCAAAATAGCAAAATTGAATCTTAGTTCAACGGATGATGTAAATGCTAGTGTTTTAAAGAAATATCCTCTCGTATGCTGGTGTAATTTAGTGGTAATTTCTATATTTGCTTTAAGCAGTTGGGCAGTATATATAAGAGGTGAAGAATTAAGCGTTAAACTATACGAAATAATATATAAAAATCAAACGGTTGTTTTTATTATTGGAACGTTGGTGATTATTGGAATTTTAATTGTTGCAGGGAAAATTTTATATAATAATATAAAGAAATAGAAGTTATTAGCACCCTCCGGGGTGCTTTTCTAATACACAAAATCCGGATCATTAGTTCAGTGGTAGAACATTCGCCTCATAAGCGAAATGTCACAGGTTCGATACCTGTATGATCCATCAATAACAAAAAAGATAGAAAAGGTGGTGAGTCCGAGTGACAAAAAAACAGAAAATATTTGCAGATGAATATCTGATCGATTTAAATGCCACTCGGGCTTACAAAGTGGCGTATCCAAATGTTAAGAATGATGTTACAGCAGCTGCAGCGGCAAGTAGATTGTTAAGAAATGTTAAGGTTCAAGAGTATATCGCACAGAGGATGGCGGAAAAGGAATCCAAGCGCATTGCTGATCAGGATGAGGTCCTCAAGTATTTAACTTCTGTTCTTCGAGGAGAAAGCCGGGCACAGGAGATTGTAGTTGAAGGAACAGGAGAAGGCTGCAGTGAAGCGAGAACGATGGAGAAAGCACCATCGGAAAAAGAACGGCTGAAAGCTGCGGAACTGCTTGGTAAAAGGTATGCGCTATTTACAGACAAGGTAGACATGGATACTGATATGGATCTGAATATCACAATTGATTATGGTGAGGCTGATACAGGGTGAAAATAAATGTACAGGCAAATGCCAGTTTTAAAGAAGTTGATCACAGCAAGAAGCGGTATATAGTCATGAAAGGTTCTGCTGGTTCCGGAAAGAGTATGGATACGGCACAGCATTATATCCTACGCTTAATGAATGATCCGGGAAGAAATCTTCTGTGTGTCAGGAAAGCAGATGTAACAAACAGGGATAGCACTTTTGCAGAATTGCAGGGTGCTATTTTCCGTATGTTTGGAGAGAGTTATAAGCGATATTGGTACATCAATAGTTCCAATATGCTCCTGGAATGCAAGAGTAATTATAACCAGATTATATTTCGTGGAGTAAATGATGAGAAACAACGCGAAAAGCTCAAGTCTATTACTTTTAAACGGGGGAAGCTGACTGATGTTTGGATTGAAGAGGCTACGGAGATTACGCAGTCGGATTTTGAAATTATTGATGACCGTTTGCGAGGTGAGCTTCCTGAGGGGCAATTTTATCAGATCAGGATGACATTCAATCCGGTATCGGCTCATCACTGGATCAAAAAAGTGTTTTTTGACCGGACAGATCCGGACGTACTGACGCACCAGTCAACTTATGAGAATAACCGGTTTATCGATGAAGCGTATCACAGACGCATGCTCCGCCGTAAGGAAGTAGATCCAGAAGGTTATCGAGTGTATGGACTGGGGGAATGGGGAGAGGTTGCAGGACTGATCCTCAAAAATTATGTCATAGAAGAATTTGACCGGAATCCGGAGAATTATGATTATATCGTAAATGCGCAGGATTTTGGATTTAACCATGCCAATTGCATTGGTGAGGTTGGATTCAAAGATGGTGACTTGTATCTCTTTCAGGAATTATATATCTATGAGATGGATACAGAAGAGATTATTAAGTTGGCAGCAGGAAGATTCAATAAGAAACTGAGGATGTGGTGTGACTCTGCAGAACCGGATCGTATCAAGATGTGGCAGAAAGCCGGATACAGAGCAAAGGGAGTCAATAAAGAGACGAATAGTGTGCATGCTCAGATAGATTATTTGAAACAGCACAGGATTCACATACATCCGTCCTGTGTGAATACCATAAAGGAAATACAGCAATGGAAGTGGAAGAAGGATGAGCGTACAAATACTTATCTGGAAGAACCAGTTCCATTTTTTGATGATGCAATGGCGATGCTGCGTTATTCCATTGAGGAAGAACGCAAGGCTAAGCCGAAATTAAATAGAAACTTGAAAGGAGGACTGTAAAGTGTTATTTCGATTACCGTCAGAAGAAGAATTGACAGATCATAAACTGAACGAATTTATAGCAAAGCATGATGCAGAATGCGCCTTTCGGTTTAAATATCTGAAAGATGCATATGAAACTGATTACCAGATTTTCCACCAGAAGCCAAAGCCGGATTATAAACCGGATAACCGTATTGCAGTTAACTTTGCAAAGTATATGGTGGACACATTCAATGGATTTTTTATCGGAAATCCAATTAAGATTTCCGTAGATGATGCTTCGGATCACATTAAAAACTATGTGGAGTTTCTGGATCAGTATAACGATCAGGATGATAATAACGCAGAGCTGTCGAAGATCTGTTGTATCTATGGTAAAGGATATGAGATGTATTATGTGGATGAACTGGGGAACATCGGGATTACCTACCTGACTCCATTTGATGCATTTATGATCTATGATGATTCGGTATTGTGCAGAGAACGATACTTTGTTCGACTGTACATAGATTCGAATGACGTTTTGCACGGTAGTGTATCCGATGCGGAGAAGGTACGTTGGTTCACCAAGAAGGGAAAGCTTATCTGGGAGGAAGAAGAAAAGATACATGGATTTGACGGAGTGCCGGCTACAGAGTATGTGGAGAACAAGGAGCGAACATGTATCTTTGAACCGGCGATGTCAATGATTGATGCTTATAACAAAGCTATCAGCGAGAAGGCAAATGATGTGGACTATTTTGCAGATGCATATATGAAAGTTCTGGGTGCTAAATTGGATGAAGGTGATTTGGAACATATTCGAGACAACCGAATTATCAATCTTGGCGAAGATGCAGAGGATGTAATAGTAGATTTTCTGCAAAAACCAGATGGAGATGCTACACAGGAGAACTTGATTGACCGTCTGGAAAAGTTAATCTTTCATATCTGCATGGTTGCGAATATCTCAGATGAGAATTTTGGGACAAGTTCCGGTATTGCCATGAAATATAAGCTGCAGGGGATGAGTAATCTGGCCAAGACAAAGGAACGAAAGTTTACATCTGGCATGAACCGGCGTTACAAGCTAATCTTTTCAAATCCGGTATCCGGTATGAAAGCAGATGACTGGGTGAAGCTGCATTACCATTTCACACCGAATATTCCATCGAATGTACTGGAGGAGAGTCAGATCGCCGGCAACCTCGAAGGAATTGTTTCACAGGAGACACAGCTTGGTGTACTGTCTGTCGTGGATAATGTGCAGAATGAGATGAAAAAAATCGAAAATGAACAGGAGAAAGCCAAGACAGATCCTGTTATGATGCAGATGTTCGGAGGTGCAGGTGATGGCAAGTCAGGAGTACTGGAAAAACCGGGAAACAGAGGCAAAGAAGCATAATATTCAGGAAGAAGCTGAGTATAATCGTCAGATCAAAGAAATCTACGCCAACATGATGGATGAGATCAATAAAGAGATCAATGGATTCTACAGTAAATATGCTGCTAAAGAAGGCATTACAATGGCCGAGGCGAAAAAGAGAGTAAACAAGCTGGATATTGCAGCATATGAGCGGAAAGCAAAAAAGTATGTTGCGACAAAGGACCTTTCTGATCAGGCAAATGAAGAGATGCGGATTTACAATCTGACTATGAAGGTAAACCGGTTGGAACTTCTGAAGGCAAATATCGGTCTTGAGATGGTGTCTGGGTTTGATGAGATGCAGAAATATTTCGACAAGAAGCTGACCGACAGAACACTGAAAGAGTTCCAGAGACAAGCCGGTATCCTTGGCAAGTCGGTTCTCAAGAATGAAAAATACGCTCATGCAATTGTGAATGCATCGTTTAAGAATGCGACATATTCGGATCGTATTTGGATGTATCAGGGCATGCTCAAGGCAGAGCTGGAAGGATTACTTGCATCAGGACTGATCAGAGGACAGAATCCGAAGAAACTTGCAAAGCATCTGGAGAAGAGATTTGGTGTCAGTGCTTACAATGCACAGAGGCTTATGACGACAGAACTTGCAAGGGTGCAGACAGAAGCTCAGAAGCAGTCCTTTGTCAGAAATGGATTTGTCGAGTATGAGTATATTGCCTGTAGTAACAGTGATGCATGTTCGGTATGCAGGACACTCGATGGAAAGCATTTCAAGGTAGATGATATGATGCCCGGTGAGAATGCTCCGCCGATGCATCCTGGATGTCACTGCAGTGTTGCAGCATATATGGATGATGAGGCTTATGAAGAGTGGATAAACAGCTATAAAGAACATGGATTGAATTTTGAAGATTGGAAACAATTACATGAAGAAGAGACTTATGAATCAGAGATTGGACAACGGTTAGTGAACAGAATTACAGGCGTTTCAAAACAGAAGAAGAACTTTAAAGAAAGTCTGAAGACAGTATCGAATGAAGATGTGAAGACATTGTTAAAACAATCGTTGAGTAGAACTGAGATTGCAAGATCAAGTGGCAGAAAGTCGTATTATTCGGCAAAAGAGAAGAAAGTATATTTATCAAAAGATGCAAGATCGGATACGATAGCGCATGAGCTGTTTCATGAAATTGATGATACATATGCTTTGGTGGAAAGTGGGATGTTAAAGAATTCTGTTCAGAAAGATTATAGACGATTACAGAATCAAGCGAAAGGATATGGAAAAAGCATAGAGGAAATGTTATACTTAGAATATCCAGAAGCATTTGAGGTTAGCAAATATGGAATAAAATTCAAAGAAGAGTACCGAGGAATTTCAGATATTTTGAATGGTATGTCAAATGGGGATATATTAATGGGATATTCGCACAAGACCGACTATTGGAAAAAGTCTGGACGCTTGGAAAAAGAAAGCTGGGCTCAGTATGGACGTATGTTTTATACGGATGGGAGAGCATTGGAAATGGCAAAGAAAATATTCCCAGAAATGAGTCAAGAAATTGAGCAGAGAATCAGGAGGTTGATGAAGTAATGTGGTATGGGAAAATGACACAAGAGTTGGAAAAGCTATATGACGATTACTACAAAATGTTCGGTCGTACTCCTGATGGATATATGGAGCTGGAATACGGAGAAAGTTCATATAAAGTATATGTGAAAGATATTAAAAAATCATTAAAGTTGAAAAAAGAATTGCCAGATTTTGTAGAGTAGACACCACTAATCATAATGATTGGAGGTGTTTTTGGACAATGAAAGGAGGGGCGTATGGCAAAAGACGATATGGAAGTAATCATGTATAAGATTCTGAAATACCTATATGAGTGTATGAAAAAGGATATAAGTCCTCAGTTAGAAGATTTTTCATGGGATTCCAAGTTGTTTCACATTCCACAGAATTATTGGTGTAAAATAATCGTTACTTTGGTAAGAAAAGGTTATATCACAGGATTTAAAATTATTGACAATACAAAAGATGCGCCGACAATACAGACGGATAGACCATTCGAGATTACATTTGAGGGTGTACAGTTCTTGGAAGAGAACAGTAGAATGCAGAAAGCCAAAGAATACTGCGCCGAAACTTTCAATGTGATTTTATCTGCAGTACTCGGAGTTATTGTTTCATAGAAAATATGCCATCAGTTGAAAAGACTGGTGGTATTTTTATACTCATTTTTAGTACAAGGAGGTGACAGGATTGCGTGATATGACTATCAGTATTATGGGGACATGTTACGATATTCATTTTGTAGAAGAGTATCCGGAGCGGTTGAAAGGCGTGGGAGAATATGCAGATGGTTTGTTTAATCGATGTAATAGAGAAATTTATATTCTGAAAAACAGGGATAAAGATTTCACGGATGAAGGAAGAAAACGACATATGAATTGTGTGCTGAGGCATGAAATTATACATGCATATTTAGAAGAGAGTGGCTTATCTGCAAACTCGAACATGATATCCGCCTGGGCGCAAAATGAAGAAATGGTGGATTGGTTAGCGATTCAATCACCGAAAATCTTTGCGACATTTCAGGAGGTGGGATGCCTTGATTGAAGTAACCGTCTGCAAGGATGAGATAAAGATATCTGGGCATGCAAATTATGCTGTTTCCGGATCAGATATCGTGTGCGCCGGTGTAACAGCACTTGCACAGACACTGATCAAGTCTATTGAGGACCTGACAGACGATAAAATTGAATATGAGATATCTCCCGGAAGGGTGGATATAAAGTATGGGAATCTATCAGAGAAGTCGCGAGCTCTGGTGGATTCTTTTTTCATTGGCATCTGTATGATTGCCGATGAGTTTCCGGAGTATGTCCGGATCATGTAACTGATGTGACCGAAATGTCGTTAAACTACACATTCAAGATGCAACGACCTAGGCTTAAATGAATGGGGCGGGGCGGAAAGGATAGATAAGATGAAATACATGAACAAACACTGGAGAATTCCAATGAGTAACCTGCAGTTATTTACAGAGCCTGGAGGAAACGGCGGCGGATCCGGAGAAGGAAACGGTGCTGGAGCTGGAGAAGATCCTGGAAATAACGGTAACACAACAATGTCATTTGATGATTTCCTGAAGTTGGAAGGCAATCAGTCAGAGTTCGACCGACGTGTCCAGAAGGCTGTTAATACGGCTGTGACAAATGCACAGACCAAATGGAAGACGCTGACAGACGATAAGGTATCAGAAGCAGAAAAGCTTGCTCAGATGACCAATGAGGAAAAAGCAAACTACCGGGCGAAGAAAGCGGAGGATGCACTGGAAGAGATGAAACGTCAGAATGCCCGGTCAGACATGGCGAAAGAAGCCCGTAAGATGCTGGCAGGCGAGAACATTACTATTCCGGACGAACTGGTTATGAACCTTGTAGCAGAAGATGCTGATGGAACCAAGAAGGCAGTAGAAGCCTTTGCAACGATGTATAAAGAGGCAGTAAAGAATGCCGTGAAAGAAGCATTGAAGGGAAATCCTCCAAAAGCCGGAAACGGTGGAAATAAACCAACAATGACAAAAGAACAGATCTTGGCAGTGAAGAATCCGTCAGAAAGACAGAAGCTAATTGCTGAGAACATTACATTATTTCAATAGGAAAGGAAGTATGAAACATGCATGATGTTAGAAAATTAGGTCTGCAGGTATTTGCAGCACCGGATAACATGACAGGAAAAGCGCAGATTCATGTACAGGCCAGAGAGATTGACTTTGTTACATCCTTTGGAAAGAATCTGAAAGCATTGCTGGATATTCTGGGAATCGTAAGGATGGTTAGAAAGGAAAATAATTCGGTATTAAAGACCAAAACCGTAAAAGGCGAACTGCAGTCTGGCGATGTTGGGGAAGGTGAAGAAATCCCGATGTCCAGATACACAGTAGAAGAAAAGCCTTTTGATACGATCAAGATTGAAAAATATCGTAAAGGCGTATCTCTTGAAGCCATTTCGGAAAAAGGTTATGAGGCGGCAGTACAGGATACGGATGAGGAGTTCAAGTCCGATCTGCAGAATGTAGTGACTGATAAATTCTACGCACAGTTAAAAGCCGGATCTCTTACAGGACACGAAACAACTTGGCAGATGGCTGTTGCAATGGCGATCGGAAAGGTTGTGGCTAAGTTCCAGAAGATGAAGAGAACAGCAACCGGAGTAGCTGTTTGGGTAAACACTCTGGATGTGTACAAGTATCTCGGTGCAGCAGATATTACACTGCAGACTGCATTCGGCTTCAAGTATCTGACAAATTTCCTCGGAGCGGATGTTGTATTTGTTACTTCTGAGGTTCCGCAGAATGTTGTAATTGCAACACCGCTCAACAATATGATTGCATATTATGTTGATCCGGGAGATTCAGAGTTTGCCAAAGCTGGACTTGGATTCACAACGGATTCAGAGACAGGGTTTATCGGATTCCACTCAGAAGGAACATACAGCCGTATGATTTCCGATAACTACGCAATCATGGGCTTACGTCTGTTCTGCGAGTATCTGGATGCAATTGCTTACATCTCTGTAGGAGAATCTGATACACAGACATTAGGAACGTTAAGGGTAACGTCAGAGGCTGGATCAGAAGCAGGAACCACAAAGCTGACAGTGAAAGAGCAGTTAATGTCAATGAGAAACTGCTGGAAGTACAAAGATGCTGCAGCTGCAACAGCAGTAACTTACGGTATGGATGTTAAGAACTGGTCTAAGTGGGATGGTGAATCAGAGATTGCTTCGACAGCAACTCACCATATCACACTGGTTGAATGTGATCAGAACTACAAAGCTGTTCGCTCTGGTGATGTAGCTGTAACTGTCAATCCGGGAGCATAGGAGGTAAGGAAGCATGTATAAAGTAATCAAACATTTTATTGATCTTCATGATAATGATCACTCCTATAACGAGGGAGATATCTTCCCTCGTGAAGGAGTAGATGTCAGCAAAGAAAGAATCGAGGAGCTGGCCGGCAGCAACAACAAACAGCATAGCCCGCTGATCGAACTGGTGGAAGAAACTTCGGATAATGCAACCGATACAGATGTCGATGAAAAACCACCAGAAGCCGGAAAGAAGGAACCCGAAAATAAAGAGCCGGCAGAATAGGAGGATCGTATGATTGAAGATCTGAAAGCCTTGTTGGGACTGCCGGAAGAAATAGACCGAGCCTTGGAAAATAAATTACTGCTGATATTAAAGGCCACCAAACAAAGACTGCGCTTTCTTCTCGGAGGATTGGAACCTCCGGAAGAGATGAATTATATCATCCTGGATGTGTCAATCATACGGTTCAACAGAATCGGTTCGGAAGGGCTTTCCTCTCACAGTGTTGAGGGAGAAAGTCTTTCTTGGTCGGAGAATGATTTTGCGGGATATATGGATGATATCCGGGCATATCTGGATGATCATAAAGAATCAAAGAAAGGTAAGGTGAGATTCCTATGAGATATGACACACCTATATATTTCCAGAAACTCACCCCTGGAGAGTATGATCCGGCTACTGGTAATTATGTCGATGATAAGGTGTCAGAAGTAAAAAGGTATGCATCAGTTATGGACACTGGAGAAAATACAATGATACTTGTCTATTCAGGTATAAAGGAAGGAAGCCTTACCATTCACCTGCAGAATCATTATGACAGGCCGTTTGACAGGATTCGCGTAGGGAATAAAACATACGGTGTAGATTTCAGCAGGAAGCTCCGGACGAAGCAGGTATATGTTGTGTCGGAGGTGGTGTGATGGGAGTAAAGCTGATAGGCTTTGAAAAGTTGGAGGCTAAACTGACTAAGAACATGGATCTGTCTGCTGTTAAAACAGTAGTAAAGAAAAATGGAGCTGAAATGCAGAAAAAAGCTATGGAAGAAGCTCCTGTGCTCACCCATCATTTACAAAAGTCAATTATGTTGGAAATTACAGATGGAGGCATGACCGCAGAGGTTGAATCAACAGCGGAATATGCAGCTTATCAGGAATATGGAACAAGATTCATGAAAGGAAATCCACATATACGTCCGGCATTTGATGAGCAGAAAGGTAAATTCAAGTCGGATTTGGGAAAACTTGTGAGGTGATAAGATGGATCCGCAGCAGGAATTGTTCGGTGTTGTTTTGATGGCATTGAAAGAAAAATATAAGGATACGGGAGTTGGTGTGTATGATACAATCTTACCACCAAAGGACACGCCGTATCCATTTATTTATCTGGCGGATTGCTCCGAGAGTGATCAGGCTACAAAAAACGAGATTATCGGCGAGACTAATCTGACGTTGAAAGTCTGGCATGATAATATACGGCAGAGAGGAACGGTATCTGGTATCTTAGCAGATATCAAAAACATCTGCAGGTCTATCGAACATACAGCGCACTATGCCTGGAATATGCAGAGACCGACACAGAGAATCCTGCCGGATAATACAACGAAACAGCCGCTTCTTATGGGAGTTTTGGTAGTTGGATATAAATTTAGTTAGGAGATGACAATAGTGAAGAACAGAAAGTTATTTGGGCTGCAGTTATTTGCAGAAGCAATTGCGGGTAAAAAGATCGTGTATCTGTACCGTATCCTGAGTACAGAGAAAGATCATGACGCAACAGCACTTGCGTTTACGACAGAGAACGAACGTACAAAATCAAAAGATGCAGATTCTACGGCAACCAAGGATGGTGCAGTACGTACACCTGGGACTGCAGAAGGAGAAATCACGGCATCCAGTTTATTGAAAAAAGGAGATACGTTCATTGATGAGTTGGAGGAAGCACTGGACAATGATGAAAAGATGGAAATCTGGGAAGTGAATCTGGCAGAGCCACAGGCAAGTTCGAGCAGTAAGTTTAAAGCAAGATATTTCCAGGGATATCTTACAGAACTTGATCAGACATCAAGTGCTGAAGACAACGTAGAATTATCACTTACATTCGGATTAGAAGGTAAAGGTGTAAAAGGGTATGCGACAGTAACTGCAGAACAGCAGGAAGTAGCAGCGTATGTATTCGCAGACACTCAGAAGACAGGAGCTTAAGAGGGCGAGAAGAATCGTCCTCTTTTTAATGTGCGACATCGCACAGAAGGGAGATAAAACAATATGATGGAACTTACTATTGATGGAGCTGTATATCAGTTCAGATTTGGCATGGGATTTTTGAGAGAAGCAAACAAAACAGCTAAAATTCCAGTTCAGGGAATGCCAGGAACAACAAAAGAAGTAGGAGCAAGATATCTGATTGCCAGAGTTGTAATCGATCAGGAACCAGATGCACTGGTAGATCTTTTGGATTTAGCAAATAAGGGCGAGAGTCCAAGAGCAACAAAGGCATTGTTAGATTCCTACATTGATTCGGAAGAAGCTGATATTGATGCGTTGATGGAGGAGACAAAAGATTTTTTATCGAAAGCAAATGCTACCAAGAAAATGGTGGAAGAGATCGAGAGAGAGTACGAGAAACAGATGGCTCAGAATCAGTAGAAGATGAAGATCTGTATACGATAGTGGCGAAGAATTGTTTTCGATATTTTGGATTCACATCATTTGAACAGGTAGATCAGCTAACGCTGGCTGAATATGAGATTATGATGGAAGCGTTAGAACTTCGGATGCTTGATGAGAGTTTACATGAACATCGCCAGGCATTTTTGAATTTTGCGGTGTGCGCAGAAAAGAAAGCTGGTAAAGGAAAGACTAAACCGGTTTATAGGAGATTCAAACAGTTCTTTGATTTGGATAAAGAACTAAGGAAGATAAAGAATCGAAGAAAACCATCCAGATTTGCTGGAATAACAAAGCTGTCGGATAGAGAGGAGTGAGAGGATGGCAGAATCATATAGTGTAAAAGCAATATTATCAGCGCAGGATAAGAACTTCTCATCTATCATGAAATCCTGTCAGGGATATGCGAGTAATCTGAAATCTACTCTCATGGGCGGACTTGGATTTGGTGCAATGGCAGCGATCGGTGGTAAAGCAGTGTCACTAGTTACGAATTCAGTTAGTGATTTGTCGAAAGAAACAATAGAGACATCAGACTCTATGTACAAGTTACAGGCTGCTATGAGATTTAGTGGCTATGCTGAAGATGAAATACAGAGGATTGCCGGAGCAACCGGTTCATTGAAAACATATGCAGATAAGACGGTGTTTTCACTACAGGATGTATTGAGTACGTTCGGATCCCTGTCAGCGAATGGTGTTAAAGACGCAGACAAGCTTACTGAGGCAGTAGGTAATGCTGTTGCAGTATTTGGTGGTGGTGCAAAAGAGTACCAGGGTGTAGCATTGGCATTCTCGCAGGCAATGGCAGCAGGCGTTTTACACGCTCAAGATTGGAATCAGATCATCAATGCCAGTCCACAGCTTGCCGGAGGATTAAGAAAAGAGTTAATCAAACTGAATCCGGTACTTGGAAATGATTTCAAAGGGGCTATGGAAGATGGAGCCATCACTGCAGATCTGTTAGGACAGGCAATTACCAATATCGGTATGACGGACATGGCAAAAGAAGCGGCCACATCCGTGACAACATTCGAAGGCGCTATGGGTAACTTGGAGGCATCTGCAGTAAGCGGAATGATGAAGCTTTATGATACGTTCGCAAAGCCTAAAGTGATTGATGCAATCAATGGGATGACTGGTAAGGTGGATGCAGGATTTTCAAAATTGGCTGTTGGAATCCCGAAAGCTATTGAAATAATATCGCCGTACTGGAATGTACTTAAAACAGACGCAAAAGAAGTAAGGACAGCCTTTGGAGAGGCAGTAAATGCAATTAGCGGCGAACTGGAAACATTAAGTGGAAGTTTTGGAAGTACGGAAAGTGTGAAAAGTTTTTCTGATGCAATAGGAGTTGCAAAAGATGGATTAGTAAGCTTGGCAGGATTCTTAAAAGAACATGATAAGGCGGTGGCAAAAACAATTACACTTTTGCCGAAGCTGTATGTTGCCTACCGAGGATTTAAAATCGTTAAAGCAGTAGCTCCATTTGTTGGAGTGTTTACAGGAGCTATTGGCGGGTTGGCGAAAGCTGGACTTGGAAAAATAGCGCCTGGATTATTTAAAGTTTCAAGTGGACAAGAGGCCGTTGGAAAGTCTAGTGGCAGCAGTTCGAAAAAAATGGTAGCGTCCGCCAAAGCATTTATGATGATGGGAGCTGGAGTGCTTTCAATTGGTGCAGGATTTTATTTATTGGCACGATCAGCAGTTGCAGTATCAAATGCTGGACCAGGTGCAATTGCTGTCTTTGCTGGTTTAGTTGGAGTGGTAACGGGGCTCACAGTAGGAATGACAAAAATGTTGTCGTCTATGTCTGGAGGAACAAAAAAATTGACAGCAATGGCACCGGCATTATTGGCAGTCGGTGCAAGTGTGTTAATGATCAGTGCTGGATTGGCAGTGTTAGCATATTCATCGGTGCAACTGGCACAAGCTGGTCCTCTTGCAGTAGGGGTACTAATCGGCATGACAGGAGCGGTGGCAGGCTTAATGGTTGTTGCCAAAAATGTGGCGCCGGCTATGACGGCCGGAGCAACCGGATTCATTGCCGTTGGTGCAGCTGTCCTGATAGCGGCGGCGGGGATTGCTATATTATCACTGGCGGCTGTTAATCTAGCCAATGCAGGACCGCTTGCTATAGGCTGTATGGTTGGCATGGTTGCGGCAATTGCCGGACTTGCCCTTGGCGCAGCAGCACTTGGACCGGCATTGACGGCCGGAGCAGTAGGTCTCGTTGCCTTTGGTGTAGCTATATTACTGGTTTCAACCGGAGCACTGTTGGCAAGTGTTGGGCTTGCCGTAGTAGCGGGTGTGCTTCCGACCGTTGTGCAATATGGAATTCAGGGAGCAGCTTGCATCGCAACCCTCGGAGCAGGCATGATTGTGTTTGGAGCTGGGGCTGCAGTAGCAGGTGCAGGGTGCATTGTTCTTGGTGCCGGACTTGTAGTGGTAGGTGCAGGGCTTGCATTAGTTGGCGCAGCTGTCCTGATAGCGGCAGCGGGTGTATTGCTTCTTGCAGCAGGAGCACTGGCCCTTGGTGCCGGTCTTACAGTAGCTGGGGCAGGACTTCTGTTGATGGGAGCTGCATTCCCTGCTGTATCATCCGGAGCTTTAGCAACAGTAGGAGCACTGACAGCCTTAACAGCATTATCCTTAGGTCTTGCAGCCGGAATGGGCGCATCAGCTGTTGCGGTGGTTGCATTTGGAGCTGCTATGGCTGGTGGCGCAGCTGGCACGCTTGCGATGGTGGTAGCATTAAAGTCTGTTAATTCAAGTATGAAATCGATAGCAGGCAACGCAAAAAGTGCTCAGAGTTCATTATCAAGTATGCGGTCCAGTGTGAATGTAGTAAATTCTGGACTGGATGCATTAGGAAATAAGGCAAAGTCGGCAATTAGTGCATTGATTAGTCAATTCTCAAATGCGGAAGGAAAAGCAAGAAGCTCTGGCAATGCTGTTGGAAACAACTTTAATAATGGAGTCCATAACGGCATGAGTCGGGCGGTATCTACGGCAAGAACCATGTCTGCATCTACAGTATTGGCAATGCAATCAGCCGGATCCGGTTCATACAGTTGCGGTGTATATATAGGGGCAGGCCTTGCAAACGGTATGGCAAGTCAGGTCGGACGTGTAAGATCTGTTGCAGCGCAGTTGGCAGCTGCAGCAGAGGCGGCAATCCGGGCGAAGGCACAAATCCATAGTCCGTCAAAAGTAGCAGATAAGCTTGGCGGCTATTTCGGTGAAGGATGGGTAAATGGAATTTCTGATAGGGTCACAGATGTGAAAAAGGCAGCATGGAAACTGGTGGACATTCCGGATTTAGTTCCTATCCCAGAGATTGGAGCCGGATTAAGAATCGGTATTGATGATCTTAATGATGATTATGAATACAGCAGGAATGAAACCTACACCATCTATGTACCGTTGGAGATTGATGGAAGACAGGTAGCGAAAGCATCAGCAACTTATACCCAAGAGGAGTTAAAGAAGCTTGAAAAGCAAAATATGAGAAAAACAGGCGTGAGGTAGGAAGGTGACAAAATGTATAATTTCGTAGATACAGTAAGTAAACAAAGCAGTACGGAGTTGCCTTCCGAGGCGCTCTGTATCAACGGTGTATATATTGAAAATGAAATTGATGGATATAGGACATTAAGTGTGGAAGGGCGCGAACTGTTAGAATCCGAAGTTGGAAATATTCAAATTGGAAATCAGGACGGACGGCGTTATAGACAAAAGAGAGATGAAGTGCGGACAATACAGATTAACTATCAGATGTTAAGTAATAGTCCGGAAGATTTTAGAGAGAAATTTAATAAGTTATGTGCATTGATCAACAATGAAGAATCAAAGCTTATTTTCCTTGACGAACCAGACAAGTATTATATCGGAACAAAAGAAAGCATTGGAGATGTAGATTCTGGAAGGTTGAATGTAAAAGGAAGTTTTACATTCACTTGTTCCGATCCGTACAAATATAAAATAACAGAAAAAACAGCAAATAATGAAGGCGGAAAAGTTATCACTTTACAAAATGACGGGACAAAACCAGTGCCAATAAATGTAAAAGCGACAATGAAGTCAGATAATGGATATCTTGGATTGACATTGGATGATCGTTTTTACCAGATTGGACATCCAGAAGAGGTGGACGGAAAAAAATACGAGGTGAATGTCACTTTGTTTGATGATCATATGTGGAAAGACAGGGGATGGTTATTAAATCAGGGAGTTACACCACCTGTAACTCCGGAAAGATTGCAAAATGGTGTGATTAGTTACACGAAAGAATCTGCAAATGAGGGGTATATACAATGCACGAACTATAAAACTGGGAATAGTTGGCACGGTGCGGCGATGACAAAAATTGTACCTGCCGATGAAAATGGAAAGTATCCAGTTAACTGGAGGTCTTGCTGGCGTTTTGACTTTAATACAGACCGAGCGACAGATAAAGGGAGCCAGATTGGACATAATTCTGTTACATTTTCGGATGGAGACGATAATATTATTGTGTCAGTAGTATTTGAAGACAATAATGTTAATTCAGAAAGGTCTGATATGGCGATATATATCGGACAGAAAAGGGTATGGGATACAAAAAACACTACGAAATTCTATGTGACCGCCAGAGAGGGTGGACCATGTGTAGTTGTCGAAAAGATTGGGACAAAGGTCTCTGTAAGATTTAGTTATGCAGGAATAAGTAAAACTTTCC